CAATCCACCATTGACCGTTTGTTGGGTTCGCTCCCGGGGCGTCTACTTGAGCCTCTAGTTCGTCTAAGTTAATATCAGCACGAACGATAAATGCCGCGTTGCTAACACCCAATAAACTATATGCTGCTAATAATCCGTATTCGTTTCTTTCTGAACCGTGTACAGGAGTCGAACTCGCTGTCTGTTCAAAGAAAGGAACACCGAAGAAATCTGTTAGATCTCTCTGACTGGTTAATTTAAATGCCTTACCAGCATTGGCTTTTGTTGTTGCGGACGCGGTACCTGTTCCCGATCCGTTTGCTTTATCTTGCGCTGTAGCTACTACGATAAGAGGAGTAGTACCAGGTTCTGCTGGTGTATAAAAACTCTCGTCGATAACTGTAACCGCTACGCCCGGTGATTGTAATGTTGCCATTCCCTATTTCTCCTGGTAATAGTTGCTCATAATATTTAGCGTACTATTATAAAAATGGGTAGTTATACAACCTGAAAAAGGGGAAGAAAAGGTGTAAATATTGATATGAGACCACTTTGTAAGGCCTGTAATGAACGGCCTAGAGCATTAAATTATTATAAAGGTAAAAAACCTTATTATAGAACGCTCTGCGAAGCGTGTCTAGCTCACGGACCTAAGGCACATATACCACGTTGGAAACGTTCTGGTTATAAAATAAAGTCACAATGTGAAAAGTGCGGACATCGTAGCCCGCACATGGAGGTATTTAGGGTATTTCACATAGACGGCAATTTAGACAACTGCCGCCCTAGTAACTTAAAAACAATCTGTGCCAATTGTGCTCAGGTGCTTCACAAGGAGGGCATCACTTGGCGTCAAGGGGACTTGGTCGCTGACTATTGATCTTGCCTGTTGATACAGATTATCGATAGTGCTGTTATTATCTACGACGTGATCAAATTCAGTTCCTACCCAAGCAGTTTCACTAGCGTGAATTTTTCGCATCTTTAATTCTTGAACAGCCCAATTATGTCCTTGATTTGCGGCCACTGCTACATCGTACCAATCCGGTAACTCTCCTCGCTGTACCCATACAATCTGTCCACCAGCTTTACGGATGCTTTCAATTTCATTAGGAAACCGGCAATCTGAAATAACAACATTGTCTTTGGAATTACGAAGTTTATTTTCTAGGCTAGCAATCCAAATGTCATCGTGGAAGCCTTTGCGGCATACTTCTGTGCCCCAATACTGTAGAACCCAACGAGGTGTGAGCGTGGGCATATCTAAACGTTCTGCCCACCACGGATCGACTTGTTCGCGCCACTCCCGGGCTTCTTTAGTTCGCCCTTCTAGCATCGTCCTGTCCCAGCCAAACACAGAACTTACTGCGTCTTTTAGTGTATTAGCAAAAGACTCTCTTCTAAACTCGTGAAAATTAACTAGATAGTCAGCAATTGTATCCTTGCCTGACCCGATAAACCCACAAATACCTATAATCATAATAGCCTCCAATTAAGACTATTATACTATACTAAAATATTAAGGTCAACCTATAATCCAACCATAGCCCATACCGCCTGGTACAAGTTTCATCAAATCATCAATGAGCTTGTCCATTTCGGCTTGAGCTTCAGTTTTAAGTGCTGCGCCGTTTAGGCTAGAACCGCCCTGTGGGCCTGCGATTTGAGCAAACTTCTCGCGGGCTTGACCTAGCATCATCTTGCAGTTTGCCAGTGCATAATCCTTAACCCATTGTCCTGAATAGATATCGTCGATAATAGCAAAGTCAGGTTTACTGTTATAAACCATAAGCATTACACTTTCTTCGCCTCGTGGTCTTTGCTGAATAATGAGTTTGTGACTCTGTGGATGCCAAGTAAAGTTAATAAAACTACCAAACATTTTACCAACTAATTCTTGATACTGTGCAAATAATTCATATGTTAGCAATCCTCCCATATTTGTAGAGCTTAACAAATATGTGTTTGTGTATGCTAAATTGAATGGTTCAAAAACTGTTCCGCCCGTGCCGTTACCAGTCCTTGATCCAACACTTCGTCTAAAAATTTGACGGACTTGTTGTATTTCTTTTGGTAAAATATATTCGTTTTGATCTTGTACCAGTGTTAAAAACACGTAAGATTCCTCTACAGCATTATCGCTTCTTTGCCTAAAAACTGCAAGGGCTCTATTTAGAGCTGTTTCGTAGTGAGTTGGATCTAACTCAACATCAATCATACCGTCACCTAGCATAGTGCGGCAATAATTATAAACGCTTTGGCGGGATTCGTCGTTTGTACTCATAATACTATTTATCGTAGCGGTAAATATATGACTATGCCAAGACTTTCGTTATATCGCCCGCAAAAGGGCAACGACTATAAATTCATCGATAAAACCGTATGGGAAATGTTCCAGGTTGGGGGTACAGATGTATGTGTACACAGGTACCTAGGACCAGATATTTCTGTCCAAGGAAACACTCCTAGCACTCCTGCTTACGACTCTGATAATCCTTTTCAAATACAGGATATGTTATTTTTAGAAAATCGCGATCGAAAATATGACCCAGATGTTTATGTATTGCGAGGTGTTTATAATATGCAAGACATTGACTTTAATCTAAGTCAATTCGGGCTCTTCTTGCAAAACGATACAATTTTTATTACATTTCATATCAACGATACAGTAGAAAAACTTGGCAGAAAAATTATTGCAGGAGATGTTATAGAGCTGCCTCATTTAAAAGATGAATATGCTCTTAATGATCTAAGTTTTGCATTGAAAAGATTTTATGTTGTTGAAGAAGTTAATCGCGCAGCAGAAGGATTTTCAGTAACTTGGTATCCCCATTTATATCGTGCAAAATGTAAACCACTAGTTAATAGTCAAGAATATAAACAGATCCTTGACGGAATAGCCAACAGCGACGCTGATAAAGGTAATTACAATTCATCGATTACTTATTATCCTGGAGATATTATTACTGGCCCGGACGGTGTAAAGTATGAAGTAATAAAAGAAGTTACTGGTATTGATCCTCCTAATACTGAATATTATCAAATAGCAGGTACGTTAAGAGATTTAATGAGTACATACAATAAAGAAATGGAGATTACTCAAGCTATCCTTAATCAAGCTGAAGCCGATGCTCCAAAAAGTGGGTACGACACTTCTAAATTTTGGACTCTTCAAAGATCGGACGACGGTACTGCTTCTTTGATTACAGTAGACTCTGATCAAATTAATCAATATTCTGCCGACACTGATATTGTAACGGATAAAAATGGAAATCCTATATTAGACGCTGAGGGCAATGAAGTATCTGCCGTTAACGCTGCTTCAACTTATCCGTCTGTAGATGGAAAAGGTTATGTAGGATATCTAACTAAAGATGGTATAGCACCTAATGGTGCTCCAGTCTCTGTAGGCTATTCTTTCCCGTACAATCCAGTTGAAGGTCAGTTTCATCTTAGAACAGATTATCTTCCTAACAGATTGTTTAGATTTAACGGAACACGCTGGATGAAATTTGAAGACAACGTTCGTATGACTATGGATAACCTAGGTGCTAGTGATGTTGTTACCAGTGCATTGTTTGAAGGTAAGGATGTTAGACAAACACAAAAAACATCGTTTATTAACAATACATCAGTTGCAAATATTGATGGACATACAATCAAACAGAAACAAAGCCTATCTAAGGCTCTTAGACCACAGGCGGACGAATAATGGATTACTTTTACGACGGGCAAATAAGACGCTATGTAACACAGTTTATGCGTGTGTTTATTGGATTTAAATGGCAAGCTGGCGATGGAACTCAACAAACTGTACCTGTAATGTACGGGGATATGAGTAGACAAGTAGCAAATATAATTAAAGAAAATAGCGAAAACAAAATGCCTTCAGTTCCAAAGATTGCCTGTTATATTACAGGGTTAGAAATGGATACTACAAGGTTATCTGACCCTACGTTTGTTAGTAAAGTTCATATTAGAGAACGAAGATTTACAGATGCAGGTGGGACTAGAGAATATCAAAATACACAAGGCGGTAATTATACAGTAGAACGTCTAATGCCTACACCATTTAAATTAACAATGAAAGCAGATATATGGACTTCGAGTACTGATCAAAAATTGCAATTGTTAGAACAAATACTGGTTTTGTTTAATCCGTCCCTTGAATTACAAACCACCGACAACTATATTGATTGGACTAGTTTAAGTGCGTTATATCTTACAACTCCTACTTGGACTTCACGATCTATTCCAGCAGGAGCCGAAAGTGAAATTGATATTTCATCATTAGAATTTGAAATGCCTATATGGTTAACTCCTCCTGCTAAGGTTAAGAAACTAGGCATTGTGCAGAGTGTCATATCTAATGTGTTTATGGACAGTGGCGATATTATTAACTTAGATGATTTAATATACAATCAAAGAATTGGAGCATTTGGTACTACTACTAATAGATATAGAGTATTATTGTTTAAATCTAATACAGGTAACTTAAATGATCATCAGTACGACCTAACTCTAGTTAATCCTACACACGCTGTACTGGCATTAGGATTGGATCAAAAAGAATATGCTAATGGTGCGCCTTTAGAGTGGGCTAAAATTTTAGAAGTTCAGGGCGGATACATTCCAGGCAGTGATATTTGGTTTAAAAAGCCTGATGGATCAGAAATTCTAGGCACATTTGTTATTAATCCTTTAGATCCTACAATCTTAACAGTAACACTAGATCAAGATACATATCCTAGCAATGATGATATAGCAAGTTCAATTCCTGGAGGAGAAACCAGAGGAACTGTAGATGCTATTATTGATCCTTACAAATTTAATCCGTTAGAAGTTTTTGGATCTTTAGAAAATATTCCTCTTGGTATTAGATATTTGATGTTAGACGATATTAATAACAGTACCAATAGAGGAGACTTTAATAGATTGTACGAAGGGTCTGATAGTTCTAAAGACCCGTATGACGGCCCAGATGGATGGAAAGATGTTCACGGTTCTGATCCAGTAGTTAAGGCTAATTCTGTAATAGAATGGGATGGAGAAACTTGGACAACAATTTGGGATCCAGATCTAGCATCTGAAAATTTCTATATTCAAAATATTCGAACCGGCGTTAAGTATAAGTGGGACGGAGTACAATGGCTCAAAGCATTTGAAGGTGAATACGGGCCAGGAGACTGGAACTTCAAACTTATCTCTTGATAAGTAAAGGTATGCAACAGCGTGCCGGATTACTTTTTCTATCAAAAATAACAGGTAGAATATTTCTATTATTGGAAGACTCAAAATGGACTGTTCCAACATTTTTGCGAACAGGTCCTCTTTTAGCTGATGCCAATCCATTATTAAACAGGTATAGCGAAGGTCGAGTACTTCCTATAGAACTTTATCTCAGCGAGGATAAAGGCTTCGAATACGGTACCTATGTCTGTGTTGTAGAAACAGAATTTTTTGGATCCAATGAAGAAACAATATGCTGGTCCAACATAGATAATCTTCCAAAAAATTTACACACCGGTTTAAAAACTACATTAAATAATGGACTAATACGAGCGAAAATTGAAACTATAATGGTGATAGAAAATGCTTCCAACATTACGAACTGATAAAAGAATTTTAGAAGATTTTAAAAAATATCAAGACTCTATTGATAGAATAACCAACGAACCGCTCAAAGAAGAATTGAGTAAGTTGCTTAAACGTCTTAAAGAGCAGGTAGGTCACATAGACCGAAATCACGAACAGCTGATAATTTCTGGAAGAATCCCAACAGAGATCAGCGAAATTAGATCTAACATAGCGTCAATTAAAAAATCATTGGATTTTAAAATTGACGCTTGGAATAGATCTAATAACGTTATGCCTGCGCCTCTCCCCAACGTAAAATAATACCGCCAGGTACTGCTGTACCTGTGGTCTTATAAATGTTAATGGCCAATACGTCGGGTCCATTTGGGAAAGCTCCTCTTCCACCAACCGCGGTTGTTGTCAGTTCTTTAAGTTCTGATAAGTCTAGTGCATTTAAACTACCAGGTTGACACAAGAATGAAAATACCTGCTCTCCGGGAATAGCATACTGTGGATCACCAAACTGGAATGTAACCGTACCTGCTGCACTAATAGTTGCACTAGAAGTTTGAGTAAAAGTAACACGCTGTATAGTAGTTGAACCTAATCGTCTTGGGGACACAGCTGATACAGAAGTACCTGCTGGAAATTGTGTAAAACTAGTTGCTACACGAGTACCAACTGTTCCGCTCGATGCGTTCCAGGATGGACTTGTAAAGAACAAATAGTTGGTGCCTGCATACGAAGCTGCCGAACCAGCTGCGGTAATAGTTATTGTAACGTTATTACCAGTTCCTGCTGGGCTAATAGAATTTCCGTTTGAACTCATAACAATTCTAGTATAAGACACTCCGCTAACTGTAGCGTATGATCTAGTAATAGATGATATAGTTTGATTTACTGTAACGTAAGTACTTGCACTTAATATATCACTCGACTGCATATAAGATACATCGTAATCTGCGTTAGTTATTAAGAAATCATTTCTTGTTGTTGAAACTGCACTGGCGTAGGCTGTAGAAATGCTGCTAGTAACTGTAACGTTTACATTAGTATTAAGTGTACTTGAATTATTAGCAGGGGCACTCATTATAATTCGAGTATATGCAGAACCTAAATATGCTCTTGTAATAGAAGTTATTGATTGTCCGCCAGTGATAAAATTAGGTGCTGCTGCTAATGTATCACCAACCCTTAACGGTGTAGTTGTTAATAATGTATCATATTGTGTATTGGTAATATAAAAATCTGTTCTGCTGATGCTTAGAGCTATACCAGAAGTCTGCCCTGTTAGACCAGTTGGTTGAGCAATAGCAGCAATAGTGTTTTGTACAGTTGAAAAACTTCTAGCAGCGACTGTTGTAGTCAATGCTCCTTGAACAGTAGCGGTAGTTGTATACGGTGCAACACCTCCCCAATTAATAGAACCACCAAGTGCAATTTGTGCAAAACTTGGTTGTCCGCCAGATGCACCTGATGATAGTCCAGTCCAGGTAATCTTAGCAGGATCTGTAGGATAATTTTTAGGATTTAATACTCCTTCAACAACAATAGCTC